CTTCTCTGATACCACCCAATGTATTTACTGATGTAATTGCACCTGCAGTAAATGTTAATCCTGTTAATGTTCCAGCAGTTGTCGCAAGAGCAGTCCCAGTTGTAGTTGTTAGTGTGAACCCAGTAACACTAGGAGATGTTCCAGTTACAGCAGAAACTTTATATAAGTTTCCTGTTGTATATCCAGTAAAGGTTGCAGTTCCACCCTTTGTTCCAGTAATTTTAATCACATCTCCAACAGCAAGAGAAGAAGCTCCACAAGTAAATTGCCCAGCAGTTCCTGAAATTGCGATAGTAGAAGCAACAGTAAATGAGTTAAATGTTGGATATGCTTTAGCAGTTTCGCCAATAAAAGTTAAGGCGCAAGTCCCATCAGAAACTGTTCCATCTCTAAATGCTGGTTCAGAAACTCCTGTAGTTCCAGCCTGAGCAACTTTATAAATTTTACCTGTTGAGGTACCAATAAGATTTCCAAGATAAACAGCAGTACTTGCTGCCCATGTGCTTGTAACTGTATATGGAGGAGCAATAGAAATAGTATCTCCATCAACATATCCATAACCACCTGTTGTAATTGAATTGCTTCCAAGATAAACAGGATCATTGGCTAAGTAACCATCGCCATTAACTGTTAATGTCATAGAAGTATATCCACTACCACGAGAATCAATTTTTACTGCTTCAACACCACCATTGGAATAAAATTGTTGACTTAACGCAGTAACAACAGGGAAATATTGGTCATTTAAAAATTTAGTTCTTAATGCCAACGGCACATTAAACATATATTTCCAAACATACCCATCTGATAGAGAGATAGGAAGAACTTGTGTTCCAATTGGTTTTGCTGTGGATTTTGCTCCATTATTATTGTCAAGACATTTATATACATTATACTCATCTGTCATAACATAAAATTTTGCATCTTCTATGGTAAACGCACCAGTTGAAGAAACACCAATAACACCATTAGCAACTGCTCCAAGACCAACTCCAGTTGAATCAGTAATCGTAACCTTTGGAGGATTTGTGTAACCAGAACCAAAGTTGGTCATGGTAATAGCAACCACCTCGTTATTATATGTTGAAGCATACGCTGTCGCCTGTGTACCACCAGCAAGATCAGGCGGATCAATAGTTACTGTAGGAACAGTAAGATAATTTGAACCACCTGCTGTAATGTTTACACCAAGAACTTGTGTTGAATATTGATCATCGTAAATATCATAAACAGTATTAAATACCCAATCAATTCTTGGAACAATAAATGCAACATCATTTGATTGGATTTGTTTTAATGTTATAATATTATTACGAGTATCTCTTTCATATCTTAAATCGTCGATTGGATATGGTGGCGAAGTTTCATCTGTCCACGCTAATGTCTTACCCAAGAAGTAATAATATCTTGATGAGTTTGACAGAATCTCTTTGTACACACCCTCCGCAATGGTTTTATGTAAAAGAGACTTAATGAGAGAAGATGTTGTCGCCATTTTTTATCCGAAAATTAAGATACTGTTACAACCCAAGTAATTGCGATTGAATCACCAGCTGCTTTAGCAACTGATGGGAATACTGTACGGCAAAGTAAAGTACCACCAGAAGATGCATTTAAAATACCAGCTTCTTGCACACCTGGAGATGTTGAAGTTCCAGTACCTGCAGGGAAAGTGGCAGTGTAAGTAACTGTATTAGTAGAAACAGTTGTTGCTGAGAGAGTTACGCGACCACCCTCTGCAACTAAAGTTGAATCGCTTGCTGAAGCAGCAGTTGAAGATGTTCCAATTGCCATATGAGTCATAGCAGTATAAGTTGTGTCTTTCATTCTTGATGCGATATATGCTTTACCAGAAGTAACAACTAAATTTGGAACTTCAAATTTATTGAGTAGTTCGCCTTCAGAATTAAAGTGGGATACACTAACCATCCCAGTTGGTTTTAAATTTTCTTGAATATTCATTTGAATAAGATCTCCTATTGAGGTTTAATTAATACTATGTCTGAGGATTGGTGTCAACAGTTGAACCAAATTTTGAGTCCACAGTATTGTCGTAAATAATCGGATGGATACTAAAATAGCCACCCTGACTATATGGATTCTTTGCTACATAACCATCATCTGCCGATGACATTGTTTCTGTATCTGTAAGATATTTAGTGACATCTCTGACGATAGAATCGCTTGGGGTACTGATTGAATCAGATAAAGATGTTCCAATATCAAAAGTTATTGTTGAGTCGCTTTGGGTACTGATTGAATCGGTTAGCGATTTTCCAGTCAATAAAACCGCACTATCGCTTGGGGTGCTGATTGAATCGGATAATGATTTTCCAGTCAATAACGACGCACTATCGCTTGGGGTACTGATTGAATCGGTTAGCGATTTTTCAACGCTGAATGCTTGCGTTTCTGTTATTAACGCTGATTCTGTTAATGCTTTTGCTATATTAAATATTAAGCCACCTGCAGTATCTCCTGCATCTATCGTTCCAACAGAGTCTTTTAAACTCAATGCTAAAATTCTTACAAGAGATTGTAAAGCAGCACCGATATTAAAATTATTTGATATCTGATATTCACCAAACAATGCTGTTCCTGCAGGATGAACCATAGTTCTTACAGCAGTTTTATATGAAGATAATCTTTCATCAATTTGTAAAACATAAGAGAATGCTTGGTAGTATTTACTATCTTGAATGAAGATAGAGTCGCTTAAGAACCCTGCGTTTGATGTATAATACCCTGGATAATTAGCAAGAGAACCCAATTCAATTTTTAAAATTGCTTGATTTTTACTTACTGAAGAAACAACTTGACTAATTGCTTGTGTAGTAAATGTTCCAAGAACTGAACCAGAATATGTACCATCTACCCAAAACTGTTGATCAACAGCAGTAATTGTAACAGTAGGAGGAGATGTATATCCTGATCCAGCATTAGTTACAGTTATAGCAGTAATAACACCATTTACAACTGTGGCAGATCCAAGTGCCGTTACACCAGAAGTTGGTGGTGAAAATGTAACAGTAACAACATTACCATAGTTAGATCCACCAGAACTAACATCAACAGTATTTACAGTACCAGAAGAAAGTGTAGCAGTTGCTACCGCACCACTACCAAAGGTATAAGCATAATCGAATTTGTTGATATATCCCTGCTCTGCGCTACCATTTGTTGTTTCTGTAATATTTACAATGTTACCATTAACAAGAACAGTAGAAAGTAAGGGTTGAATTGCAGTTGTAAAATAATCTTGAGAAGAATTAATTGATATTGTAAAATCTGTAGAATACCCAATACCGAATTTAATAAATTCGCAAGAAAGAATACTTCCAGCAGTAGCATCTCCAACATATTGCGCTGTTGTTACACGAGTTACTTTTAAAATTGATCGTACACCATTTCCGTTTTTAAGTTCAAAAAGTTGACCAGCTTTAAACCCAGAACCACCTTCAAGAATTGAAACTTTAGATGTAGTTGCTACAATCGTACCAGCAAAAATTGTTTGATAACGAATAACATCTCCAACTTCAATGTTACCGAAAAACCTTCTATCAATAAAAATTTCATAAGTGTTGTTACTTAATTGAACAACACGATCAACTTCAACTTCAACATATTGGCGACGATCAACTAGAACTTTGAATGTTGTATTCGGTTTAATAACATCAACCAGTTTACCTTCAATTAAATCAGGTGTTCCAGTGGAAACTTTAATAAAAAGTGAAACATCTTTCTGCCACCTACCATCAGATGCGCGAAGCATCTGTGTTCCAGGGTATTTTACTTGAACATCTTTATTATAGAGAAGTTTAAACAATAATTTAAAAGATTGTTCGCTTCCTTTTGCCAAATAATGATTTTTAATATTTTCAAGTAAAAATGAATCACTAACTTGTAAATCTGCTGGCATATTAATTGCCAACTCATTTTTAAAATATTTAATAAAATCGTCTAGTGTTGTGTCTAGATCTCTTAGCGATGTAAGATCAACGCCACTGTTGTCCAAATACTCATAATATGCCTCAATAAAGGCAACGAATGTTGGATAGTCTTCCCTAACAAACTCAGGAACTTGTGTTGGGATTAAAGATGGTGAAGATATACGCATATTATGCTGGTCTTAAGTCAGTAAATTCATAGTTGAAGCCTGCGCTTAAATCGCCAGATGCAGTTTGGTCAGCAATCATATTAACAGTTAAGTGATCTAAACCAAGTTCAGCAACTTGATGTAATGCTGAAACGACATCGTTAGATCTTGGTTTCATTGAAATTTCAAAGTCAACATCTGCTAAAGCAGTAATATAAAGATTACTAATTTGTAAATATCCAGCGTCGTAATCAACTGAACCAATTGCTGGGTCAACGATAATTTTCTGGAAATTATTATCCAATGTGTAAAGACGAATTGATCCCAAACCATCATCGTCAATATAGTGAACATCAGTACTGCCTTTGATAAAGAATCCAGTAGAATAGATACTACCATCTGGTTGACCAGAAGCATATAATGGATTAATAATGTTTAAAACATATTGAGCAGAGATATTATATTTTACTATAAGTTTTCTTCTCAATAAAACTGTGATATTACTATTTACAATAGATGTGTCTGCTGTATCTATTAAACGAGAAAGTTTAGAGTGTCTAAATACACCATCGAATCTTCTTAAATCAGAATTGTTATAATTAACGATAGTATCAGTTACAATTTGTTGCAACTGATTAACTGTTTTTTTAGTCCTAGTTTGATCGTAATATGCAGTAACATCTATTGCGATATTAATATATTCTGGATCAATAATTTCTGGTGTTACAGAAACCATATTTCGTTTAGAAAGAATTTGATTGAGAATATATGTTTTTTGTAAATTTGTTAATTTATCAGCATCAGTAGGAAGAACACAAATATAAACTTTACCGTATACTGCTGGATAATTTACTTCCCCACCCCAAACAGATACGGATCTTGCTTGCGGAAACCCTGATAAAATTAGTGTTTTATAATCATCAGGTGTTACCGCACGATTTTGTGCAGCATAAGATCTTGGAGCATTATAACGAATGCTTTCAATATCTTCTGGACTACCACCACCAGTAGCAATTACTTTAGTTGAAATATTTGATGACCCACCAAGTAAACTAATACCACTATAATTGAATAATCTTGCGCCATTCGGAGCATCTAAACTTGAAACAAAATAATCAATAGTAACCACATTACCATTTACGAGTTGTGTTCCAAGAACTCCATCTCCGAAATATATTTCAAATAAATTCCCCTCTATTTCTTTTACAAAAAATACTTTACTTGCTGAAGTTAAAGCAGATAAAATATTATTAGCAAAGGTATATGTTGTAAAATTACCAACGCTTGCTGAATCTTGAACAGTAACACGAACAGTCGTTAAATCTACATTACTATTTGGTATAATATATCTTGATCCATCGGTAACAGTATAACTATAAGAAAGTGGTGTTCCTTCCACTAATGTGACACCAGAAAAAACATATCCGTTGGCGCCATTAATAGTTGTATAATCTCCAAGATTATAAAAGGTATATGTTTGTCCATCTACTGATGTAGTAAATGGTTGATATGTTGGTAGAGTTGTAACAGTTGGTGTTGATGTTGGATTTACAATTCTAAGATCAACAGTTGCTTTTGCGCAACTTGCTGAACGAGGAAGGTAACCAAGCATCTTAGCAAGAGAAACTACACTAGAACGCTTTGCTGCTGAATCTAAAAACATCTCATTGACAGCAAGGTTCGTATAAAGATTATTATAGTGAGTATTATAGGCAAGAACATCGATCAAAATATTAAGACCAGCGCCATCGAAGTCATAGTCTTTAAATTGGTCTTGACCACGAAGAAAGTTTTTTAAATTTTCTTTGATATTATCGAAATCTAATTCCGCTACATTAATTCGGTTGCTGGTTAGTGCCATTATCGTGTTCTCTCTAATACAAGATTAAGAAATTGAGGTGTTTGAGTGTTTAATATAGTAAAGTAAATTGAAACATCAACGCTATTATTATCAGGATTTACCTTACAATCAACTTGATCTAGCGACACTCTTGGCTCAAAATTATCTATTGTTTGCCTAATTGATCGTTCAAGCACAGCGCCGAGCATTGGTGTTGCTGGCTCAAATAATAATCCTCTTATCTGAGATCCAATCTCAGGATGAAATTTTCGTTCATAATTTGTTGTTAAAATTAAATTTTTAACGGATGCTTTAATCGCATTTTCATCATAACGCTTTACAATATCTGCTGGGTTTGAATAAGTAAATCCCTGTAAAGTAACATTTTGCCTAGCAGGAGTATATAATTCTAGAGTATATGTGTCAATAGTAGATTTAACTTTACCAAGAAAAACACCATTCGAAAATATATTGCGATAGAGCATATCATATCGTTCAAAATTTGTTACAGCAGCGTCAGTTGGTCTGGCAGCACTAAATGCTAATCTTGCTGTTCCGTTCAATGCTGAACCACTTGTATGAGATGGACCAGAAGATCCAGTTATCCCAGTTAAAGTACAGGTGTATAAGTTATAATTCCAGAAAAATGTTTGGCCAATATAGATAGGAACTCCAGCAGCCCAAAGTCTAGTTCCACGAATTAAGTTGCTGGATGTTGAAGATGAAACGACCCCTATCCCTGTATTAATTACCAATGACATTGGTGATGGGATAAAATTTAAATCTATATCAGAGAATATTCTTGTATTTCTTGCCATATGTATTATTTATAAGGGTTATCCAAAAGAAGTATTACCAGCCAAAACAGCGATTGTATCATTATCATCTAACAGATCTCCCTCAAATGCCACAGGATGTCCTTCCATAAAGAAAGTGGAAGGAGTGCTTTGAGTTGCTTTTACTGTTCTAGACCCATGGTGGGTAACTAAATCAGGATGATCGTTATAAACTGTTGTTCCACGCCATTGTATTTTTCTACCAGCAAAAGTAACTGTTGAGGTAAATGGACCAATTGGCAGGGTAGGTGTTTTACCACAAGCCCCAGTCGATTTATTATTTTCAGTTGCTATTGCTGGCATTATGCTTTACTCGGTCTATAAATTGCTACCAAAGATCCATTTCCTGGAACATTATATCCAGATGGCCAAGAGTTATTAACTGTACCACCTGATGGATTATTTGCTGCTTTGTCTGCTTGGTTTCCACCAACGAATGTTAGTTTACCTCCGACATTACTGTATACAAAATTAACATGTCGATATTTCCAGAAAGCAATATCTCCTGGCTGAGCATCGGCAAGGTTTTCAATTTTTGTCGCATTCCAACGAGCAGTGTTAGTTGTAATTTCAGCAGCAGAAGCTGTCTGAACATAACGATAACCACACTGCTTCAGTGTCCAGTTTACGAATCCCATACACCAAGCAGTTTGGTCAGTTACCCACAATCCTGACTTAGGATATCCAAGGTCTGCCCAAATACGAGTAATATTAGCATTTGATACTGCGCCACCCATGCCTGTTTCTGACCAATATCCAGATTGAGCCAACTGAAGTTGTTTCTGTAAGAAAAGATAAATGTCTCCAGTTGTGTTTGTGGCAATTAAACTCTTACCTTGTCCATCGTCTTTTGGAGTTCCTGCGTAATTTTCTTTTACGCCACCTTCTGCTGCTTCAGGATTTTTATATTTTGCAGGATTGGCAATATAATCTGCAACTAATGCGTTATTCTCTTCATCGATAGCATATTTTAATTGAATAGGAGGAGAAGGTCTAACAGGAGTTGTTAGATAGTTGAACTGATTGCTTCTTCCTTCAGAAAAATCAAGATATGTAAGAGCAACTGTATTTGCTTCTACTGCTGGTGCGCCAGTAGCAGTTCCCGCAGCACCTTCTTGTCCATGGAACTGTGTTCCATCAACATTAATATTTCCACCAGCACGGATATGATTATCTCCACCAGCAGTATTATAAACTGCGCCAGATGCATTAATATGCGTATCGCCAGCAGAGTCGGCATAAAATTTACCAGATGCTTTCATACTAACATCAACACCAGAAGTTACGCCAAAAGATTTTCCAGTATTTTGTGTAATATTATCTGCAGCAGTTACGCCAAATTTTGCTTCAGTTTTAAAATCAATACTACCACCTGCTTGAACTTTAAAGTTTCCACCGACAGCAAGATTTAAGTCGCCACCGACACCAATGTCAGCATTATTCTGCAAATTAACAGTGGCATAACCATCTACCTGAATATCGGCTGTTCCTTGAACAAGAATATTAACACCATTACCAACAGTTAGGTTTGCTTTACCAGCAATAAAGATTGAACCATTACGATCTATAATCGTATATCCATCGCCGACAATCTTATTAACTTGTGTTCCATTAGCATCTATATCAAGGAATGTTCCTTGTTTATGATATAAACTTAGTGTTTCATTTTCAGGTGTATCGTCAAGAACAAATAAATGTCCTGATTCTGTTTCTAAAACTTTTGCATATGGATACATACCACCGAACGGAGCAAGAGGTTGATCCCATGAGTCATCGCCATTCGCAGCAGGAATGGCAATAGTTCTTACTGAGTCTTTAAACTCAATCGCTGTTTCTTTAATAACACCACGAGCCAAACGATTAGTATCTGGTTCATCTAATAAATTACGAAGTGGATATTTACCCTTCGGATCTCTGAACCCAAGGATATTTGAATCTGATCGATCTTCAAGCAATGCTGCTTGTTTAGCAGGTGGAAGATCTGCCACTTCTGCTGCTGTATAAACTCTTTGGTCATCGGCAGAAGGTTTATTTGTTGAATCAACTGCGACAACAGCACCAAGGAAATACTCATAGAACTTTTGTTTCTTTGCGTAACCAGTTCCATTAGCATCTGCACCTGTTCGTTTTAAAGCAGCAACGAAATACCCTGGATCATTTTGATCATGTTTAACATTAATAGCATAAAATGCAGCTGTAGCCAAAGCGGAAGTAGCAGGATCGTCAACTAAAGATCCTGGATTATTTGTAAAATCAACAACAACACCCTTTGTTGCTAGATATTTTTGTAACTGTATATAAAGCGATTTACCTGTAATCTGATTAAATCCACGACCATAATATTTACCACCATCATCTGGATCTTTGTGTCCAAGTAATTTACCATTACCTTCTGGTGAATATATTTTCTTAAAGAAGTCAAATTTTGTACCAGCCCATTTAGTATATTCCTGCGCATCAGCTTCTGTTGGAAATGTTCTTTTAAAAATTGCGGAAAGGGAACTTGCTTTTGAGTAATAAGAACCTTCTTCAACACACAACCATGATGATTCACCACCACAAATTCCAAGAATTGCACATTTAGCATACTTACTTGTTAATCCAACTTTGTCGCAAGCATCTAGCAGATACTGAATATTTTGTTTAGCAACAGTTGGGTTAGCAGTTGATCCTTTTGGTGGATCTGTTGTAATATCTTGTTTAAGAACAGTATCCGATGGTTTATTTGGTGTCTTCTGTTCTGTTAGATTTGGAACATCGGCAGCTGTTGTTGGCTTAGAAGTTGAGGGTGGATTTGCTCGAGAATCAGAAGTTCCAACAGTAACAGGAATACCAGAAGCATTAGTGACTTCAGTTCCTGATGAGTCAACTAAAATTCCACCATCGGTAACAATCATATCGCTGTCTGATTCTTCAATCGCAATTTCCGCTGATTTACTTTGCGGAATACCACCAATCGTACCAAGCATAATAGGTTTCTGCTGGTCTTGATCTGTGAAAGTAACAAGAACCCATGTTCCATTTACTGGACCAACAGGTGACCAACCAATACCATTCATTGAAGCAGAATTGATTGGAGACACAGGAACTGCCCAAGGCAAATCGGCAGTTGGTAGTAGTGATTTATTTTCTGTATGTAAACCAACAATACGAACTTGGCAGCGACCAATCTTTAATGGGTCATCTCTGTTCTCAACTACACCTGTATAAAATGGCTGGTTCATGATGTTTTACCTGTCTTCAAATCAAATATTAAACTGTCTTTAATTGCTTCTATGTAAGAATGATGCGCTTCTCTATCAATGTAGTGATTAATTGCCGAGATTAAATAATTTCCACTGTACATTTTATCTTTTGTATCTTCTGGTGTATCTTCGCTAGATGTTGGTTCTGCTTTATTAATATCTAGATAAATTTTCTGCCCAACAGTATAATCTGTTCTACCCTTTACCTTCAATGATACTTTAAATGCTTCTGCCTGTTTCATTCTGGAGATACGATCTTGAATGGCACGGGACTGAGAAATATCACCAAATCCAGTAAACAATTGATTTTCGGTTTCTGTTACAATAATTTTCGCACCAATTCTTGCTGAAACCTCATCAGTAGTGATTGGAAATTTATTCAATCGAGTTTCTTTACCTTCATTAAATTTGGCAAGGTAATCATAGTTGATAGTTTTGTATCTTTTAGTTGTTGAATCATGAACAATTTGTCTTGATGCGTATGTCGCATTTCTAACTCTATCAATATAATCAAATCCAGAAGAAATATGAATTTCTAAAATCTTTTGAAATTCCTTATCTATAACGCGAGTAGATCCACCCGATGGACTTACGATTGTTGTTGGAACACCATACTTAAACATTTGATGGGGTTCTTTGTCGTTTAAGTAATCTAAACTTACAAAATTAAAACCTTGTCTATTTTCAAAAAACAAATAAGTTGTACTACCATTAGGATTAGTTGCTTGTTGAAGAATATAATTTATACACTTAGTTGGTGCCCAATAATTTGAAACAAATTTTGTTTCATTTTTTGTATTTTCAAGAACTAATTGTTTATCAGATGCCAAAAAGTTTTTATCTTTTATGATTGAAGCTGCGATATCTGAAATTTTACCTTTAAATGGTCTACTCAAAGATAAATTTAAATCGGCAACTGCTTCGGCAGAAATAAAGTGAAGCTGATAAACAACACTCTTATCTGCAACATATTCTCTATCTGTTATTTTGTAAATATAAAATCTATCTTCAATAATACCAGCACCACCCAATGATTGATCAAGGGTAGGTGTAAAGATTTTTAAATCCACAAACTCTTGTCCAACATATGGTAAGTTGTTTACCAAATCTAAAGAATCTTTGATGATAATTGACCCAGTTGTAAAAGGACTGAATAAGTCTTCAAATATTTGAATAGTAAGAACTTGGTTTTTAATGTCAAATGATGCCCCACTGGCAAGAGAAACGATCTCTACCTTTTCAATATTTACATCACCAGCTTGTCTTAACTCTGCAGATGATATGTCAATAATTTCTTTTTGTTCAGTCATTATGAGAACGATGTAGAATATTGTTTAACGATAGAATCTATAACATCTTTAGACAGTAATTTAATTCTTCGTTTTGATTCGTTTATCCTATTTTCGTAGTCGAAATTATCGACAGGACTGGCTCCTGGAAATGATGGCATTACAACATGTGTTGTGGCAATTCCTGAGTTTGTCGTAGCATCAACTGTAGCTTCATAGTGATGAGTATGGTATTCATTACCTGCGCCATATTTGTCTGTTACATATTTTCCAAGTGTATTATAATTTAATGGGAAATCGCTTCTATAATCATAGAGTCCATTAAAAATCATAATAATCCAATGGTATTTTGGTGTACCATAAACTTTTGTGGAAATTATTTCAGGAGTTTCGTCATCTAGAATATCATAATAATCATACATGGTATAATTTTCAAGATCTTTTGTAAGAAACCTGACATTTGTTGTAATGTCTTTGACAATTTTTAACGATGGGTTTCCTTCTTTATCTAGAAAGTCGTAGTAAATATTTGGCATTAAAGCGAAGTACATTTTAGTAGTTTTCCTCGATTTGTTTCTTAGTAAGAATAGCCAGTTCTTTAAAGGATAATGTTATATCGATTTGAGTAGGCATACCATCTTCGAACGCATTAAACATACCATTTGGCGTATAATTCACATTCATATCTGTAAGCACACAGGATGTATGACGATGTAGATTCAAATTTTCTTTACCATTATTATAGTAGAAAATATCAAATTCAGATGGATAGATAAACACAAAGTTATTTGAATCTTTGTATTCAGGATGCATATGAATTTTAAATTCTTTAATGATGTTTAACACATTTTTTGCTTCATTGGAATTTCTTGGAAAAAACTTATAATCTAAACTAAATGTTCTAAACTCAACTGATTTGAATAAATTTTCTTTCTTTGGGTTTGCTGCTAAACCAGACTGAGCAGAAAGAGCTGCTGCTTGTGGACCTTTAGATAATGCTAAAGATGCGACAATAGCATTGACAGTTCCAGTAGCATTTGTTAAATTGCCAGTTGTCATTGCTTTAACTAATTCAGTACCACCTGTTGCTGCCATTTGATACGCAGCAGTATCTTCAGCAGACCAGTCCATTTGATAACGAATACTTAACTGATTTGGAACATGAAGCGCAATTGCTTTCTTTAGTCGTTTCTGTTGTTTAGTTAATTTTCCACCTGATAGTGCGCCAACAGCAGTTGCGCCAATACCACCAGCAATTAATGGACCAGCTGCACCAGCCATCGCTCCACCAACAACACTTTTAGTTGCTACACTGGCAGCTGTAAATATACGAGAACTTCTTGATACATTTTTGATTCCACCAGCCATCTTTGCTTTTTCTGCTAACGATGATGCAATTTTTCCAGGAGCAGCTACTGCTCCAGCAGCAGCACCTGCAGCGCCAAGGGCAATGGCTGATGGACCAGCTGTTCCAGCAATCGTTTGAGCGAGGTTATAATTATTTGACGCAAGATCACCCTGCATTCTGGCAGGAACTAAAGAAGCATCAACAGTTGGTTCTTTATTGACTTTTAAAACTCTTGAATCTTCAGCTACATTAATGTAGAAAATAACATAATTTCCACCATAAACTTGGTTATTAGAATATAAATCGCTTGGATATGAATATTGTTTAATATCATACTGCGATGGAGTAAATTCTGTTGGTACTCCAGCTGCTCTTGGTGGGGCACTCTTAGTTGGTGTTGCTTGGGTATCTGCCATGTTTTTCTCTAAATAGTAGATTAGATCGTTATAGTATATTTATGTTCCACAAAAGAAAGTTTACACCAACAAACCCACAAAAATACTCTGGGGATCCAACAAACATAATTATGAGATCCAGCTGGGAAACCAAGTTTGCTAACTGGTGTGATGTAAATCCAAGTATAGTTAAGTGGGTTTCAGAGGAAACTATTATCCCTTATCGTTGTGGCACAGATAACAAAATACATCGTTATTTCGTTGACTTTAAGATCGTTGTAAAAGAGTCAACTGGTAATCTTAAAACATATCTGGTTGAAATTAAACCATACAAACAGACAATTCCTCCTGTGTTTCCTGGACGCCAAACTCAGCGTTATCTTCAAGAATCATTCGCTTATATCAAGAACCAGTCTAAATGGTCTGCAGCGACACAGTATGCAAAAGAGCGAGGTTGGG